ACTGCAATCGCTTCACGTATTTGTGGGTCGTTCATCGTATAAAGTATTGTCCGTAGGTAGTGTTTAAACCTAATGTTTCCATTTCGTGATAACGCAACGCATCAATAGCGTGGTTAAAATGGTCTATAGGTTTATTTAAACGTGTGCCTTGCTTATCAGTATCCCAACAATACGAGCGTAATTCTTTGATTAAATTACCACTGTTTGAAGTAACAAGGTAATTGTTACGTTGCATAACATCTATTCCGTAGTTTATGCTGTCTTTTCCTTTTGTTACTGCTTTAATCGTCTTTCCGTAGCGTCTTATTTCTTCGATTGATTTAGGTTCTGCACTATCAGCGTATATTGTTACGTTATTAGGTAACATTTTTGCTATGTCGCTATTCAACATTCCTGTTCTATAGGCTAACTCATTTATAATTCGTGTTCCGTTATAATTGTACACTTCGATTATCGCAGTAGGGTCATTCGTGTAACCAAAATCGACACCATAACCAAGTAGCCGAGCATTACTCGGTAACTGGTCGATTGTTTTCCAATTATTGAATATAACACCCTCTAAATTTCCTATTTGCCCTAAACCATAAACTTTGTACCAATTTTCCCAATAGCTCGAAGTTTTAGCTTTCTCTTTTGCCTTTAGGATAAAGTTTAACGCACTTTCGGGACACGCTTCATTATCTTCATAGGTAACAGTTATAAAATCAACGTCACTATCATTTTGTAGTTCTGAGTGAAACCAAAACTCATTAACAGGATTCCAATCTAAATATACACCTTTCTTTGTACGTGAAGCTAACTCAGTGTATGCGTGAAAGGTCATGTTGTTAGCCTCATTCATGTACAAGTAGTCACGCCTTGCACCTCTTAATTTTGCATCGTTGTCAGCACTAAAGAACTCTATTTGTGAACCATTGGCAAAGTTATATTTGAAATCTGTTGCGTTCCATCGAGAGTCTATAAAACGATTTGTTTCAAGCATTATCTTTTTAAAGTCCTTCATTGCCCCACGTTTCAAATGTGGTATAGATTCAGCAACTATGGATATTTCTGTTAAAGGATTCTTAGCAGCTATATCAATTAAAATTGGAAGGATTGCATATGTCTTACCACTCGATGTCCCTCCTTGAATACCCTTAACAAATTTAGTTAATCTTTTAATTTTATTTATAACTGTTGTGCGTACAAACATTAATCAGGAAATAAAGGTTGTTCTGATACGATTGTTGTTTCTTGTTTTTCAGTAAGTCCATTTAAACGTTGTGTAATGCTTGCATTGTATTGTCCTACCATTCCACCCTCGATTTGATCGTTTCGTATTTCTTCTCTTATATGTGTACAGATAGGTAGATATTCTGCATAAGAATTGTCTGTATTCTCAAAATAATGCTTAATACTTCCTATCTCATTAAAACAAAATACTCTAAAACCTTCCATTGTTAAAGGTACTTTTAAAGGTATTGGAACTATCTCTCCCTTTCTATCTAATTCGTATTTGTATCTTGGATTCTCGTGTACTTTAGTTTTGTACTTTTCAAACAATTCATAAAGTTTCTCAGGAGTTTCTATGTACTTATGCTTTGCCATCTTCAAGTTGTTTTAATTTTCTTTGCGCCCATTCAATACCAGCATCACCTCCCCATGCTAACCAAGCTAATCTACCACAACCATCCCCAAGTTCTTTTTTAGAATGTTGTCTATGTCTTTCAAAACTTGCCATTCGTGAAATAGTATCTTTAGAAATATTCTCTTTATTTGCTAATTGGTTGGCTCGTGCTTTTCCTGTTGCTTCAAGACAATCACCCCATCCATTTTCTTCTGCATACCTTAGAGCAGTCTTTGCGTTTTCTGTTGCTTCTTGTGGATAGTCATTGTATGTTTCTTCAAGTAGTATGTCTTTTAGCTCTTCGACTACTTCATTCATTTCGGTATATGTATTTATACAAATAGCATATCTTTGTTCATTGTCATAATCAGATTTCATTTTTTCATCTGACATACATCGAGATATAAACTCTTCTTGACTTTCGTTTGATTTAGGTTTAGGTATTGGCATTATTCAAATTTACTTGGGTACTCGTTATAAACCATTTTTATTTTACGTAGCATGTCATTCAAACAACTTGCGCATGAAGTAGGTTGTTCATTTGTTTTGAACACTCTATTGTAAATTTTTAGAAATTCTAACTGATCGCTTGGTTTTACTTTTACCCTCATGTTAGGTAGTAAGTTTGTTAAAGTATTGTATTCCTCTTCCTTTAAACACTCAGGTACTTTATAAGGGAATAGCTTGTTAAGTTTCTCTTTACGTTTATCGCATCCACAGTCCTCTCCTGCTATGAAGTGAACTACTTTATCTATTCCTGTTGCCTCTGTGAACTTTGCTACAGTATCTCCAAAACCTCTTGATGTTCTTTTTGCCATTTTTTTAGTTTTAATTTACATTTTTTAATCGTGTGAAATATTGAAGTGAGACTTATTTTCGTTTCAGCTTCAAGTTCTCGCATGCTCTTTCCACTACGCAAATATAATAAGAATAATTGTTGGTCAAACCATTCCCAATTTTGCATTTCCTTTTCAATACTTTGTTGGATTCGTTCCTTTTCAATTTCTTTGCTTAAATCATCGTCAAAACTTATGGTTAATAACTCGTCAATGTTTAATGTCTGAATCTTTTTTTTGTGGGTGTCGTAATAAAGGTTACGTAATACCATCCAACAATAGTTAAAGTTAGGTTTATCGCCTTCTATTACCGTTGTTATTTTGTTTTTGTAAACTTTTATGTAGAAATCTTGTACAATGTCTTCGGGATATTCGCATAAACCAAAGGAACGCACCATCTTTTGGAACTCTTTGTCGTGTTTAGCAAGTATGTTAAGGACGTTATTCACGAATCAAATATAACAAAAAACCCTTACAACAATCACTGCAAGGGTCTTTTTTAACTAAAACATGAAACCATCTGGACAAATATAATCATTTTATCCTAAATACGCGCCTTCTTCTTCTTTTTCCTTTATAAAACTACCGTTTATAGTTTTTCCTTTTCGGTTCTTAATTACTTCGTATGCTGTTTTCGTGCAATCTTCTAAATTAAATCCACATTGGTGAGCTAATATAGTTAAGACAACAACACAATCACCTAAAGCGTCTTTTATCTCTTCTTGCTTACCGTCAATCATTGCTATGTATAGCTCGTTACTTTCCTCCTGTAGTTTTGCGTATTGCTTCCATTTGTTAACTGGTCTCAAAAGTTCACGTTCATTTGCCCAATTCAAAATTTTACCTTGTAAGTTAGTTTGCTTTACGTTCTTTAGTTTTTCCAAGTAAAGTGTTGCGTCCATCAACTCCTCCTGTAAATGTTTTAAGAAATCGTCTTTGTCGTTTTCGTGTAATGTGATTCCGTACTTTTCAATACCTACACTTGAGCGTTCTGAATATTTTTTTTTTACAGATTCCACTATTGGATCAGCTAATAGCTTAAAGTAGTCTTTATAATTTTTAATGTCAAATACTTGGAAATATAGCTTATCGTTTTTTATTGTGAATTGTTCACCTCTAAGAATATCGATAGTGTATACTTTACCGTAGGTAAGGTTCTGAAAGTTCTTTTCTATACACTTTATTTTCATGCCTTCTTTAAGCTCCACATTCATTATTCGTATATTTTTTATGGTTAATAATCTTTTTGTTTTCTCTTTGTTTCCATCGGCTACAAAATAGTTCTTCATTCGACAAAGGCGCAATTTTTGTTACGCCTTGCCAAACTACTGTTAATCTATTCTTAATTAACTTTGCTTTGTTCATCAGAATGGTAAATCATCATTTACTACTTCTACTTTAGGCTCGTCTTTTTCAGCAACCTTAATAGTTCCATCAGTCCAGTTTACTTTACCATTAGCAATGTATTGCTTAGGTGTTTTAGCGTCACGTTCTTCTTTATTTTGACTATAAGCCATTGATACGTTGTTACCAAACTTTGTTTCATCGTTGATGAAGATTTGAGTATTCAAATATTTTCCATCCTTTAATTTTGTTTTGTCGATTTTTGTCAAGTCAATGCTTAACGTGATAATTGCGCTCATATTTACTTTACTAATTTAATTTCTTTTACTGCGTTTTCTAACTGATTAATAATACTTGTATACTCTTCAGCTTCAACCGTATCAAGTTGTGTTGTGAGTTGATTAACAATACTATCTAACCATGATATTGTGTTGTTTAATCGTTGCTTGTTTTCTTTAACAAAGATAACATTTCCTTGACAATCCTCCAATTTGTGTAATGCCATTTGTAGCAATAAACATGATTGAAAGATTCGATTTAGGTTTTCATATTGGTAATTCTTCATAGCTCGTACACTTTTAATGATTGGTTAAATACTCCTTTATCTTTTACTTGCTTAAGCATTTCTTCTACTACCATTCTTGTTTCTTGTTGTGCATCTGATTTCAATCTTTGCTTACATAATCGAATGAATGCGTAAAGCGATCCTGTCCAAATCATTGTAGTGTTAAGGTTCAAAGGTAGTATTGTACGTGCCTGTTCTTTACTTACTCCTAAATCAATTAGCTTTTTATAGGCATCTTGACAAAATTCTTTCACTTGGTATTCGATAACGTTACAAGCCTCCTGGCCGTATACATCTAAAGGTTCTGCGCTCCCTTGCTTACTGTCTTTTGATTGTATTCTCCACTCGTTAATTAGTGTGTAAGTATCTGAGAAATCAACGTAGCGACCGCTTATCGAATTATACTCAACGCCTGCCTGTGTTTTGATTAATTGTCTT